ATGCCTAAGGATTTGAGCTGCAATACTGCGTGTAGTTCTAATTTCTACACACATATTTACCATTTCAAAAGGACTCCAATGTTTATGCTTGATTAGATACCTAATAAGTTTTGGAGCTGTTTCTTTATTGTCTTGATTTTTTGGATTAGATACTCGTGCCATATAAGCTACGAGTTCTTCAGCATTAGGAGTTACGTGAATGAGTTCTACTTTGTGCATGTTGGTGGGTACATACTATAGTACTTGTGCAGGGCATAGTCTGAGCTATGCAGGGCACTAGGTGGTTTGAGTCCTGATTAAAAAAATAAAAAGGAAAATGTGTCTTATTAAAAACAAGCACTCATCGCTCGTAGATAATAAGAGAAAAAAGGGGAGGATAATCAATGAGAATTGATTGTCTTCCCCCCTAAGGGTTCGGGTCCACCCTTCCCAGCCCCCTTATACATGGGACACCTCATTTAACCCAACGGTTTGGAGCTTGAGATCCATTGAGCTGTCTAGCTTTTCGTCTAGTTTGAAGATCCATACCAAAAGCAAGGTGATTTGCAGCCTCTTGAGGGTTGTCTAACCAAGCTGATTGGATGTCATTCCAATCCTCTCTACGTCGTTCAATCATAGCTTGATTAGCTGAGATAGCTAGGGCGTCTGTAAAATATTTAACACCTTGAGCTAAACAGTCCAATCTGTCGTCATGTTTAACTGCGCCTTTTTCACGGCACATACGACTCATTTGATAGAAGAGCATATAGAGGAGACGTTCTTCTGGAGCTGCGTCTTTATTTGAGTTGTAGTCCCAGTCGATGACAGCACGATTAACAACAAGGCGGTGTTGATTAAGGACAGGCTCAAGGGAATCAATAATGCGGTCTTCTTTGCGGACATTAGCACGTACCTCTTCAATGTCTATAGCTTGTTTGGTCTGTTGTAGGTGTTTACGAAACAGTTCTCCAACGATACCGTCACCAAAGTTTGTCTCGATAAGGAGTTTAGTAACGCCAAACTTTTTACAACCCCTTAAAATGTCCAAGAGCGTGTTGTCTGAGTAGCCGTCTCGGTAAGCACGCATTTCATGCAAGTACAGGAAACCGTTTCGCTGGGAGATAAAAGCTGCTGCTGTCTCATCCGTTCCTCGACCCGATGGATCAACTGAGCAAATTGTTTCTGTATATGGGTTCCAGTCCCCTTGGAGCTGCATTGGGCCATAGAAATAGTCTCCAGGTAGCCCAACAGTCGGAAGTTCTTTGAGTAAGTTTGCTGGATCGGAGCACCAAACAACGGATTCGGGAGCAGTAGTAGGGTTAACAGAGGTGACAATAAGGTCAGCCATCTTAAGTGGAAACTTTTCTGCATCACTAAGACTCGTGTCTAACATGAACTGTAGCATGAAGTTAGACCGTCCCATGGACGCTTCACGCTCGATTAGATCCTCGTCACCAAAACGATCAGGATCTGTGACACCCCAAAGTTCTGCACCAGCGTCCATATCCCCCACGATTTGGGGCGCTAGGAGCCCTTCATACTGGCTTACCTTACGAGGGTACCTAGCAGGCCAAACAAAGGGTTTGTAGGACCTCTCAGCTAGCTTATTGTAAACGGTAAAGGATGTCTGAGGCGTACCAAGATAACAAATACGAGAATCTTTCTTTGGAGTAAGGATAGATTCAGCTTCCGTACACAATTGTAGAAGTTTTTCTCGCATCAACTCAGTCATTGAGTTACCAGGAACTTCGATATCGTCCAGAATCATCAAATCCGCACGAGAACCAGTCAGCTGACCTGTAATGCCCACAGACTTGACAGACGGAGCCTGGTGAGGTGAGCATTGGACATCGAAAGAGATCCGGCTCCATCGGGCGTCGTCGCTCTTCGGTTGGAGATGATTCAGCCATGGTGTTTCAATAATTAGTTTTTGTAGAAAGATTGACATGTTATCGGCACGTTCTTTAGATGCCGAGATAATCATGATCTTTTTCTCCGGGTCTTTAAACAAGGTCCATAGAACAAAGGCTCCAGTAATCCACGATTTACCGACTCCTCGGAAAGCTTGGATCTGTAGACGTTTAGGACCGTGTTGTAGGTAGTCTGCAATGGCGTATTGTGCGCGGGTAGGAGATGGGAGATCAAGCTGCTGCCACAAAGCTTGCAGAAACAGCTTGAAATCACCACGCAACGCCTCTAAGACGTTATTCATGAATTATTCGCCAGCGTAACGAGTATTATAGCGCTTACCACGCCAAGTAAATTCAGACAAACCTGCTGCACGAGCTTTGGCAAATGCATTGTCAAAAGACCTAGCACCAGGAGACAGTTTTTGTGCTTGAGGACGCTTGTCAGCTTCTTCAGCTGCACGTTTAGCAGCAGCAATCCGACGATTACTAGCTTCAGCCATGGCTTTAGGGTCGATACCTTGCTCTTGAAGAGTACTACCACGCCCTGCAGCAGAAGGGAATGCCATGCTACTACCAATACCAAGCAACGTACCAATAGCTGCAGGAATCCCTAAAGTAGTCATTAAACCACCACCACCAACAGGAGCAGCAACAGAACCGCCCGCAGGAGGTTTAGGCATGTTCCAGATGTCAGGTCCAGGTGCAGGACGTGTAGTTGTAACAGGTTGACGAGTGCCCATCAAACCGCTAGGGATTCGCAATCTGGGACCTTGAACGGGAGGGTTAGGGGGACCTTGCAAAATCGGATTATTTTGCATTGCAAGTTTTTGACGTTGTGTTAACATACGTCGGTTAATGCCACTAGGACGACGACGTGCTCTACGAGGTGCCATTTATTTAATGTAAGATAAGATAAGATGTTCTCTCGGTGTAATACCGAAGGTAGCTCTCATCCACGAGAGCCAATTTTTACTTCCTTTAGCCTGATTGCATGATAAACATGCGGGAACAACGTTATTAAAATCTCCTCCTCCAAGACAACGAGGACGGACATGATCCAAAGTAAGTTCAGATAATTCATAAGTTTCTCCACAATAGACACATTGACAGTTGAAGTGTTCCTTAATGGCTCGACGCCACATACGTTTTGCTTCAGGGCTGGTCATCGCTATTAGGTTGTACAAGTAATGGTCAGGCGTTGGGAAGAGAGGGGTCATCGTTTCTGACCGCCTCCTTTAGCTCTATTACGTTTTGCATTGCATGGACGGAGTTTACCACGTTCGTGGCACATGTCTTTACCTCCTTTGCCCATCATGCCGTTGGCACGTCGTGCTCGTGCTAGCTCACGACGATATGCTTTTTGTCCAGGCTTGCTATTTGTTTTCTTTTGAGCAGCAAGCTTTTTACGATAAGATTCAGGGTTATTCCGATAGAACCTAGCCGTCCTACCAGGATTAGTAGTTTTTCGGGGTGCCATACAATCTCTGTTGAACGAGTTCAGGATCCACTTTGGGGATTACGTTGGCAAGTTTATCGAGCGGATTACCTTCGTATGCGACACCTGAGATGTCATTAGTCTTAAGCCAATCACAGGCGGCTTTCAGATCTTGAGTGGTAGCCTCACCTGATTTAATACGTGCTAGAAACTCTTGAGTAACTAGATTGTGCAACTCGTTAAAGTTGTCTTCAGTTGCTTTTTTCTTCATTTGTCAAAGAGACAATGGGTACAATGTCGTGACACAGTACCTCTACACGAGACCCAGGACGGAACGTAAAACCAGCCTTCATAATCTCGGTACACTTCAGAGCGCGTACTAACTCATAATCAAGGCGTAGTTTCTCCTCGTGCCGCTTCGCTATCTGTTTGCACTGCTCAATCATCCCACCATCCAAAGGAACGGAAAAGTTAAGCTGCATACCGTAGTTATTGTTGCGAGTGTAGCCTTGTGGCAACGTATCATTACCCATGTAAAAGGGTGAGACAGTCATTGTTGTCCCATTACAAGAATTGCCCCCAGTAAACTGCTGTCTACTAGGAGCACCATTGTTCTGGAATTGGACTGCTTGGTTTGTTACGTTACCTGTAGCTGCAGCAATAGGATTAGCGTTGTTGCTAACTGTAGGAGATTCAGCAAATGCTGGACCTATTGAGAGAAGACAGAAAGAGAGGTAGTAGTAG